ACCGAATGGCAAACAGTCACAGACGGGTGGCAAAAAGCCGCACGCGAAGACAAGGAATATGGCGGAGTCAATTTCGACACGAATGTTGACATAGCCATGAAGGCTCTCGACCATTTCTTACCGAAAGAGGAACGAGAGCAATTCGAGCAAGAACTCGAAGCAACAGGCATGGGGAACAATCCTCGCTTTATTCGGGTGCTTTATAAGGTTGGCAAAGCGATGGGCGAAGATCGTATGCTAATCGGCGGGAATAATCCAAGCGATGCTCCAAAAGACGCTGCTAAGATTATGTTCCCGGATCAGAACTAACCTTTCATAGAGGAGTGTAAGTCATGGCGACTTTGGCGTCCCAAAACCCCACCCTGCTCGATCTGGCAAAACGCCTTGATCCGATGGGAAGATCGCAATGGTGGCGGAAATTCTGAACGAAACGAACGAAGTCCTCATGGATATGACGTGGATTGAGGGTAACCTTCCGACTGGTCACAAGACCACGATAAGGTCCGGCATTCCCACGCCTACCTGGAGGAAACTGTACGGCGGGGTGCAGCCTACGAAGAGCACCACGGTTCAGGTCACGGATAACACTGGTATGCTTGAAGCATACGCTGAGGTTGATAAAGCTTTGGCGGATCTGAATGGTAACACGGCGGCTTTCCGCCTTTCTGAGGACCGGCCTCACATCGAGGGCCTGAATCAGGAGATTGCCCAGACTCTCTTCTTCGGGAACGAAGGAATTGAGCCTGAGGCGTTTACCGGGTTTTCACCGCGCTACAATGATCTGTCGGCGGAGAACGCTGACAACATCATAGACGCGGGTGGAACGGGTACGGATAACCGCTCGATCTGGTTGGTCGTTTGGGGACCGAATACTGTTCACGGGATTATCCCGAAGGGCAGCACAGCGGGTCTTCAGATGAACGACAAGGGTCAAGTGACCATCGAAGACATCGACGGTGCAGGCGGACGTGCGGAAGCTTACCGGACCCACTATCGGTGGGATGCTGGTCTGACCGTGCGTGACTGGCGGTTCACGGTGCGTATTGCGAACATTGACAAGTCTGACTTGTCGATTATCTTCAATAACGGCACCTTTGCCACTGGTGCGAATCTACCGAGTCTTATGTTCCAGGCCATGCGGTTAATCCCGAACATGGCGATGGGGCGTCCTTCGTTTTACATGAGCCGGGACGTTATGACCACTCTGCAACAGCAGACGGCCGTTTCCGTCCAGGGTTCTACGTTGACGGCGGACATGGTTGGTGGCCGACTGGTGTTCAACTTCATGGGCGTGCCTTTACGCCGGGTTGACCAGTTGTCTGCGGACGAAGCTCGGGTGATCTAAGCGATAACGATTTGGGGATGTTCATGATTCATGGGCATCCCTAATCACTGAACAAGGAGAACGATCATGTTGATGGATGAACGAGGAGAATTCGCTGATGCAACAGCGCTGAACCTGGGGGCTCCGGGTCAGTTCTTGATCGGCGATGTAATCGACCTTCAGGCTCTTGATTCTACGGGGACGGACCTTGGTTCGCCCGCGCAGGATCTTGGCGGTGGTGACGGTGCGATGTCTACCATCTACGTTGTCATTACGATTGACACGGCGGTGGTGCAGGCTGGTGGAACGCTGCGGTTTAAGGTTGTGTCTGACTCAGTAGCGGCGATTGCTGTTGACGGCACAGCTACGGAGCACGTGACCACTCATGACTTCACGCCTGCGGAACTGGTGGCGGGTGCGCGCTTTGCGCTGGTGCTTCCGCCTGAAATTCCAGTGTACGAGCGGTTCCTGGGAGTCATTCAGGAATCTATCGGTGCTGCTGTTACGGCAGGCGCAATCAATGCGTTCATAAGCCGGGACATCGGAAGCTGGAAGTCGTACCCTGACGCTCAGAACTAAGCTGCAGCGTCTAACTTGGGAATCCCGGGAGGTAGCAGTTTTTGCTACCTTTCGGGACTCTCCTAGAAAGGAAACGTGAACGTTATGCGTGTGCGTTTTAAGGCACCCCATTTTGCTGCGGGTCCTAACTTCAAACGACAGGACGGACTGACTATGAAGGGACAATGGTATCCAAAAGGAGAACATGAAGTTCCTGAGGGAACACCATTGCCAAAGGATGCTGTAATCTTGGATGAATCTTCACAGCCTGTGCTGATACCAAAACCCAACAGGAATGCACTGCACGAACATGATCTAGAGCGAGCAGCAGGTGACAGTAAGAATGAAGCCCTTAAGGCGGCTGAAGCTGAGCGGACCAAAAAGCGTAAGCCGGGGCGTCCGAAGAAGTACGCTTAAGGAGTAAATGATGGCGACGATGATCAGTCCTGTCTTAATCGGGCGTATGGCGTTATCTCATATCGGGGCACGTTCCCGAATTGAGTCGCTTACCGAGAACAGCACCGAAGCCAAAGAACTCAATCTCTGGTTTGACTTTGCGCGTAAGCAAACGCTGGAGGCGTTTGACTGGAACTTTGCGCGTAAGCGCATTACGCTTGCATTACACGGGGATGATCCGCCCGAGGATGTGTGGGAGTTTCGCTATCAGTATCCGTCTGATGCTATTCGGATACGACGTATAGAGAACCCCCGGATTCCTGTACGTTCTACAGGCTTTTTCGGCAAGTCTTTTGATGAGTTGACGGGTCTTCAATTTGATGCTGTTCCCTTTGATATCGAGACCGCGCCGGATGGAACTAAGTCCATCTTGAGCAATCTTGAAGAGGCCAGGGCTGTTTATACGTTTAATCAGGAAGCCACAGAGTTGTTTTCCGAATTGTTTGTGGAAGCGTTTTCAAGAGTGTTGGCTTCTAGGATTGCATTTGCCTTGACTGCCAAAGCTTCGGTTGCAGACACTCAACTTCGGATCTTCTTTGCGCTCATGAACATAGCTATGGCCTCGAATGCGAACGAACAAGTTGAGCCGCCTCCGCGCGATGCGGAATGGATTAGAAAGCGATAAGTAATGGCGAGACTGATTCAACCAGCCTTCAGTCGGGGTGAAATCGCGCCTGACTTATTCGGGCGAGTGGATACGCAACTCTATCAACTTGCGTTGAAGAGAGCACGTAATACTTTCATCCATCCGTATGGAGGCGTAAGCAATCGTCCGGGTCTAGAATTTATTGGTCCGGTAAAAGACCATACTCGTGTTCCCCGGTTGATTCCGTTTGAATTCACATCGACTGATACGCATATCATAGAGTTCGGGCATCTCTACATCCGCATTATTCGTGATGATGCGCATGTGGTGGAATCAGCCTTTACTGTGATTGATGCGACTCAGACGGACCCTATTGTGATCCAAACGAGTGCGGCACACGGATTCAGTTCCGGCGATGAAGTATTCCTCGCAGATATTGGAGGAATGGTCGAGATTGCGAACACGTCCTTTTTGATCACTGCATTAGCTGCGGACACTTTTTCGCTCCAGAATCAGGTTACAGGAGTAGACATAGATGGCACGGGTTTTACTGCTTTTACTTCTGGTGGTACTGCTGCGCGTGTGTTTACAATAACGACTCCATATCTTGACTCGGAGTTACGAGAGATTAAGTATCTACAGGCTGCTGATGTGATGACCTTGGTTCATACGAATCATGAGCCAAGAGAACTAAGACGATTTGCGTTGGATAATTGGACTCTGACAGTGATTGCTTTCAAACCAACGCAGCTTTCTCCAAGCAACGTTGTAGTTACTCCAGTTGTAGTTGGTACAGAAACCGCAAAGTACAAAGTCACTTCGACGGCGGAAGACGGAGAGCAAAGTCTGTCAGGGCTTTCAGCAGCGGCAACTCATACAATCACGAACATTACGCAAGCAAACCCAGCCGTCGTTACGACCAGTGCGGCCAATAATCTCGACAATGGAGACGAGATTGAGATTACTGGCGTGGTCGGCATGACGGAAGTCAATGATCGACGGTTTCGAGTCAATTTTCTCACTGCAACTACATTTCAGTTGCGCAACATTAACAGTACCGGTTTTACGGCCTATACCTCAGGCGGCTCAGTAACGGAAGCCTTTGCGAAGATAGCTACGTCAACTGAGGACTTCGAAAATAACATTACGTGGAATGTTGTAGCAGGAGCTATTTCCTACTCAGTGTTTCGGGAAGAAAATGGGATTTATGGTTTAATTGGTGAAACCGAAGCTCTGACGTTTGAGGATGACAGTACAAAGCTTACTGCAGATTTAACTGAGACGCCTCCTCAGGAACGCAATCCGTTTTTTGGGTCAAATAATTTTCCAGGTGCAGTTGGTGGGCATGAGCAACGACGAGTTTTCGGCGGTTCAAATAATAAACCGGACACTTCGTTCTATTCCAGAATTGGAGAGACTAACAACTTCTCGGTTGCCATTCCGGCTAGGGCCGACGATGCGATTACTGCGACTCTTCCGGCGACCGAAGTTAATCAGATACGTCACTTTACCTCTATTGGCGAACTGTTGTTGTTTACGAGTGGTGCAGAATGGTTGGTGCAGGGTGGTGTTGATGTAGGATTCACTCTTGCGTCAATCTCACAGAAGTTTCAAACAAATTGGGGTAGTTCACAATTAAAACCTATCGTGGTCGGAGCGACTGTTTTATTTGTCATTGATCCTGGTGTCGCGGTACGCGCGATAGGATTTGTAGCTGACATTGATGGATTTAAGTCGGCCAGTCTGTCTCTGCTGATTCCGCATTTACTGAGAAATAGGTCTATGGTCGAATGGGATTATGCGAGAACTCCTGACTCTCTTGCGTATGCGATACGCGATGATGGTGAGGTCCTTGTGCTCACCTTCGAGGAAGAGCAGCAAGTGATTGCTTGGGCAACTTGGGACACGGCTGGCAAGTTTGAAAGTGTGGCTGTGGTTCGTCCATCACCTGCGGAGTTGACGGATGCTGGGTACTTTGTTATCAAACGGACTTTGAACGGAGTGACAACTCGGACAATTGAAAGAACACATGACCGCCAATTCGAAGATGTCCGTGATGGGTTCTTTGTAGATTCTGGACTTACGTTCGATAATCCACTGAACATTGAAGATATAGATGAAGCGAATCCGGTCAAGATCACGATTACCGGACACGGACTCTCTAATCTCGATGAAGTGGATATTGCTGACATCATTTGGGTGCCTGATGTTGATGCGGACTTCAACGAGACTCAGCCTGACCAATTGAATGATGGACGGTTTGAAGTAGCGAATGTTACTGCAAACGATTTCACATTGAAGTCAATTGATACTGGCGACGATGTAGACGGCTCCGCATTCAATCTTTATGTTGAAGGTGGAACAGTTCGGCTGACAGCCCAGACTTTCACTGGTCTGCAACACCTAGCCAATGAGAAGGTGGTAGCCTTAGCTGACGGTAACGTTGTAAAAGCTTTAACTGTCAATGCGACAGGCGGATTGACGTTCACTCGAAAGTTTAGTCGTGTCCATATAGGGCTCCCTTACATATCGGATGTAGAGACTTTGAGTCTGGAAACAGCCACCGGCGGGGATACAATCCAAGGTGTACTCAAGAAGGTTACCAGGACTACAGTACGGTTCAATCGTTCGCGCGGTCTTTTGATTGGCCCTACTTCGGATGAACTTGTCGAGATAAAACAACGTGAGTTTGAGAGACTTGCCGAGCCAACTAAATTGAAAGATGGTGATGTAGAGGTTTATTTGACTCCAGATTGGAACGTAGAAGGACGTATCTTTATGCGACAGAAGGACCCACTTCCGATGACGATTCTTGCAGTCATCCCGGAGGTTGAGTTTGGCGATACGTAAATACGCAAGTGTTCCTGCTACAGATGAGCACATACAGCAACTTGCTCTTCACATATCAGAGCACGATAAGCGTGAAATTTGGTGTTCTGATCATAGCACCCCTCTAGAAGGGATTAGAGCGGCAGTGCATGTTTCTCGAAATCCTATAGCTTGGATAGAAGAAAACTTTGGGCAAACTTTGATGATGTGCGGCGTGCAGCAACTTAATCTATTACCGCGTATAGGTTGTCCATGGATGTTGATTGCAGAGGATGTACCAAATCATGCGCGTCCCTTTCTTCGGTTTACCCGAAATTGGGTAAAAGAGCAGCAACATCTTTATC